TATCAAAGGCAATGCGGTCAATGTCACCGACACCGGTGCTGAGAGTCGGTGCGATGCCAGAATCGAACTTAGTGCTAGTGAAGGTCACGGTGTACGAACCAGAGCCACCCTGCACAAAGTCCACCACGACACTCTTACCTTCACCGCTCGCTGGTCCATTGCTGAACGCGAGAGAAGTGACGTTACCGGTGAGAGTAAGCTCTTGGTAATAGCCATTGGCGAAGTCGATAGTCAGGGCACCCGATACACTACCTTCTTGGTAGAATGTGCCTTCGCCCATCTGGCCACCGCCACCAGACTCGGGAACATTAACAATTGTCTGGGTCATGCTCCTACCCCTCCTTCGACTTCGATGAGCACTACGCCCTCAGAGGAGCTTGCAACTGTGTAGTCTACGCGGAACTTGGGAATGTTGTAGGTCACCGCGAAGGTTGGGCCATCGCCAGCAGAGAAAGGTCCTGCTGAAGAAGACTCTTCTGACGCAGTGCCATCGCTGAAGATGCGCATGAGTTGAACTGCACTAATGTCTGGACCGCTAACGTTGCGAATAGCTACGGTTACCTTGTCCTTGTGATTCATCTCAAACGTGGGGCCTGTGACTGACGTAGAATCGCTTGTCACTTTCTTAACGATCTGCCCTACATAGATTGATTGTCCTTCAATTACTGTTGCCATGTCAGGCCCCCATCATACGTTGTCCGGGGGTTTGATAAGCGGCTGCTGACTTACTTAGCTTGCCTACTCCCCCCTGTGTCATGTTAACCCCACCACCTTGTTCTTGGCCAGGGGATGTGTACATTTGTTGGTTCATTGCCACGAACTCAGGAGAGACCGTGGACTCCATGCCCGCACCATAAGTTAGCCCCATCTGCACACGGGATGCGTATGGGAGTTCTTTGCGGGCGCGGGTGAATTTATCAAATACCGACTCTGTTACCCTGGAGTAAAGGTCAGGGTAGATCGCCTTAAACGGATCTGTCACCTGACTGGTAAGAGTGTTGTTTGCTAAGTGGTAATAGAAAAGCTTCACCGGGTTGTTAATCACCTCTACGGCCACCGCAAAGTTTTGCTTTTGCTCTGGTGTTGGCTCTGGGTCATATCGATCTAAAAGACCTGGTTCAGCAAGGTCAGGCGTTACTTCTGCAAGATAGTTAAATGCCCGAACCGTTGCAGCCTGAAGTGGTTCACTTAAAGCCTCAACGCCCGGCGACTTAATGGACTCCACAACACCGGCTAATCTTTGAGGGTCATCCCTTAGTTCTCTAACTCGCTTAACTGTTTTTTCGTATTTCTTATCATCGGGCACATCACCAGGTTCTGCGATAATTGCACCGGTCGCTCCCAGCACTCGGCCAAGAACCGAAGTCCCTCTTACGTATTTCTCTGGAGCCTTACCTGAGATAGCAACATTCAGCGCATAGTCTGCGCCCTTATCAATAACCTGGCTCGTCTTTCGCGCCACATTAGATAAAGCAGAGACTGTCTGCATAAACTGCAAAGGCGATGACTTGAGTCGGTTTGCTACCAGGATAGCAGCACCAGCTTGGCTAATTCCTGGGATACCACTTGCGGCGGCTAGAGCGGCAGCAGCATCACTAGCAGAAGTTCCACCTTGTGCTCTGTACGCCAAGAGTTGCTCGATGTTTTCGTCGGCTGGTTTAGGTACGCTAGCCTCTGCAAACTCCTTAACTCTGCCCCTCATTACATCAAGTTGAAGAACTTCTTCTTGAATGTCCGCGAGTCTTTGAGTCACTTCTTCAGGCAATACAACATCTTTATTAACGAAACTCTCTAATGATTCCATTAACTTAGAGTATGATGACGCAATGTTGTCCGCAGCTTCTTGCGATACGCCAAGGCCCTCAAGTGATTTAGCATCAGAAGCCTCATCAAAAAGCTCTGACATGCTTTTGCCTTTGAGCCGCTGTATTTGCTCAATGGACTTTTGATACTCACCAAGGCGGTTTGTTCTGGACCGAGTTCTCTCAATCGCTTCACGGATCTTATTGAGTTTCTTCCGTAGCTCAGGTCTCCCTGCAAGCTCGGTAAACTCAAGAATCTGATCATCAATAGAAGATAGAAGCGGCTCGATTACATCCGGCATACGGTAGAAAGTAACCGTGTCGCCAATGCCTTTTCTTCGCGTAAATATTTCGCTGCGAAGTTTCTTAACTATTTCTTCAGGCAGAAGGTCATCAAGTTTGCCAACATTTCCAAGCAGTGTTCTGGACGTATCGACAATTCCAAGCCTGGCTTTTTCTAAGGCCGCAGCACCACCGAATATATCTTCATCAATATGTAGCTGCTTGAAGAAATCTTTTGCAGCAATGGCGTCTCTCTTAAGACCGCCAGGCGTGAAGTCACCCGTAGCTTTTGCGATTTGATTCGGCGCGTACTCTAGTTGTCGCAACACTTTTCGTTGCTTGCGGTAGATCTCCAACAAGTCTGCGTTGGATATAGCGCCTTCTTTTTGAGCCCTGGCTAAAACGTCCGCGTAAAGTTGCCGTGCGGATTCAATCTCTCCGATTGCATCTCGGATAATCTTCTTTGCTTGCTCGGTGATTCGGGGATCACTCAGCATTCGCGTGTATGAGTTTAAGGACTTTTGGTAAAAGCCCTCTTCGCCGTTGATGGCCTGATTAAGAGCTTTGCCTTGATCTACAGTCGAGAAAACGCGTTGAGCAGCTAAGTCGTCAGCAAACCTTTGGTCGATAACTTCATCGATTGTGCTGGCAACCTGGTAATCTCCAAGTCGAACCTTGGTATCTCCGAACTCACCAAGAATGCCACGGGCACCGCTGGTTATATCTCCAAGGTCATCAGCCATGCCTCCAAGGATTTCATCTTGCCCATCTGCAAAAGCTTTCGCCGCCTTTGTCTTTGACTCGTTTAGTTGGGCACTGAGATTGTTTAACGCTTTTGTGTTCTCAGATTTGTTGAGAGCGTTGTACTCTTTGCGAAGGGCTGCAATCTCTTCTTTGAAGTACGCCTTGATTTCGTCGGTGTCTTTACCGGCGGCCTTCATCTCCGCCGCATACTTCTGCATGTTATCTATGCGGGCTGCTATGCCCTGAAAGTCCTCTTGGAACCGCAGGACTTTTGATAACTCATCGGCCATTGCTCGCTGGGCAGCAGGGTCATCCGCAGCAATAAACTTAGCAACTGACTCAGAAAACCCATCACCAAATCTATCTACAGAGTCGGCATAGACCTTCTTGGCGAGCGCATTCGCTCCCTTGATTGTTCCCGCTGCCAGGGTTTTAGCACCAGACAAAGCACCACCAACACCTGCGCCAAGCATTAGGCCATCAGGGATTTGGGCAGCACCATAACTCAAAAGCTCTTCAGCGGTAGCATTGGGATTCTCAAGGAATTTATCTGCCATTCCGTAGGTGGCAGAAGCAACGCCGCCCTCTACAGCACCAGCAATAGCCAATGGAGCGACTGACCTAGTAGCTTTCCCGACTAATCCTTCACCTGTGACTTTGGCAATCGGGGCAGCCGCAGCCTTCTCCGCAGCACGGGCAACCACACCAGCGGGGGTCTTCCTTGCAAGAGCAGCAACACCACCTCTAGCCGCAGCACCAGCGCCACCACTAAGGATCGCAGAAGCAACACTGGTACCAATATCACCGGTGTAATACGCACCAGGAAATGCTTCTTTTGCCGCTGCAAGTTCTACTGGATCCATGGCCAACTGGCCTAGTCCCAAAGTGGCACCGGATACAGCGCCACGGCCCAAAGCCTCTAATCTGCCGAGTACGGGGCTTTCCTGAAGATCTACGGCCTCAGCCAAAACGTCCGCTTCATATTGGCTAATTTGCCGATATGCGGGATCGTCTCGAAATCGGACAATGACGTCAGTTTGACTCAACGGCACCGCATAGGGCTTACCGTCTTTCTCAAAGTATGCCGTTTTCTGTGCCGGTGATTCTGCCATCATCTACCTTCGTACTCTAGCTCTGACCATTCTTTCTCACTATATCCAGGTGGAACATAGTCGCCGTCAGCGGTCATCTTATAGCCGAACTTATCTCTCATGTAATCTTCAGCAATTTTATTTGCTTGACTAAAGTCAGCACCTTCACGGATCGCAGAATTGTAGACAAAAGCCGCGCTTGCTTTGTTCTGTAGGTATCCAAGGTAGCTTTCAAGTCTTTGAATTGTTGTGTTGGGGTCGGCAAGAAGATTTTTAAACACTCCAACATCTTTATCCGAAATAGATGATGCTGATTGACCTTCTGAAGCTGATCCGAAAGCAACTGCGTTAATCTTAGTGTAGAAATCTTTAAGAGCTTGAATTTTTGGTGACGCACTAGTCAATCCAGCCTCAGCAATAGCGCCTAGTGTAGTAGTCGTTGGATCGGAAATAAATCTTCTCATAAGCTTGTCTGTTACTGAGTCGCCAGTTTCAGATTGCTTAAGTAACGAGCGGGCTGATTTTAACTCACTAACCAACTTACTTGATTGAGAAGCCTTATTGGCAGACTCTCGCCGCGTTGTTTCACCAGTGGCGGCTTTCTGAGTGACCGTTGCATTAAAGATTGATCGTCGGAACTGGGCTCTTTCTTGAGCTTCCTGATTCTGAATCTGTGCCCTTAGATTCTCTGCTTGCTGAGATGCTCCAACCGAATCAAGTGCCACATCCATAGTTACCTTGGCTTGATCCATAAGCGCCCGCTTGGTGTTTGCAAACGCGGTCTCTGCATTGCCAAGGGCCTGCATAGATCTCGCATAGGCGTTCTCTGACAGATTCACCTTATCACGCAGTCTGTTATATTCGTCTTGCTGCCGTTTGGCTTCTCGATCAATCGCCTGATTGATAAGATCCAAGCCAACGTTTCTACCCTGCCCGCCTCGAAAACCACGGGCTGCTTCACCGAGTGCGATGGCAATGCCTGCAAAAATCTTTGATGATAGATTTGAGTAAGGGCCTTCTTTGCTTGGTTTGTAGCCCTCTAAGGCTTTATTCGCAGCTTCAAAGCTTTCTTGAGCCTCTTCTTCAATCTCTCTTGCGCGTCGAAGCCTGTCTGATTCCTGCATCTGCTCTACGCGCTGACGTTCGGCTTGGTATGCATCAATCGCCGCCTGTCTCTGAGGCGTTAAGTCTTCAGGCAAAACAAATCGAGCCGCTGAAGGTGCTCGAATACCAAGACTCGCTAATCCTTCTGCTCGAGGGGCTACCCTTTGGCGAACATATTCAGCCGCGCTAATTTCATCGGAGCGAGGGCCTTCGGTTGAAACACCAGATAGGTCCACCATTTCGGTGTCGATCTGAGCCGGTTGAGCTGGCTGTGGAGCTGGTCTAGCTAAAGACGAAGGAACACCTGCGTCTGGAAATGGTGCGCCTAGACCCATTGCTTCGCCAGTAACATTTGCTGCTTGCTCAACACCACGGGCTACAGGCCTAGCTAAGTAATCAAGAAGTATGCTCCCTGGAGAATATGACTCTCTTTCAGTAAGTGGTCGAAGAGCCTCGGGGATACCAGGGCCAGCTTTGATAATACCATTCGACATTACTTACCCTCCAACTTTTTGAGGCGATCGTTAAGGTTCGCCATGCCCGCAAGCAACTTACCGAAACCTTCAGGGATAGTCTTCACACCATCGACTTCTTTGACCATTTCTTCCGGCATGTCTTGAGCCATCACACCGTAGTCACGCTCCCCCTCAATATCGTACTCTTTGGCTGAGAGAGCGTCTAGCATCTTCCGGGTCTTTGCGTTTCCGTCCTTAATGTTAGACTTCATATTCTCATCGGAGATTTCCTGACCGAGTGCGCCTCCAAGCTGACCGCCTGCCGCCATGGTTGCAGCACCTACGGCTGGGCCGCCAAAGAAACCAAGCGCTCCGATAGCTGAACCAAGAGCACTACCGATGCCGCCACCGAACATCCGGCTACGCTCTTCTTCTGCTGCTCTCCGAGCTTGTGCCTCTTGGTACTTTTGAATTTCGCCCTGAGTCTGCAACTGCTGCATCATCTCATCAGCTTGGCGTAGTCGCGCTAAGTCCGCTGCTGCTGCCTGTGCCGCTGCTTGAGCGCCACTGGCCCCTACTGCTCTTTGTGCTGCTTGCTGAGTTGCTCCGGCAAATGGGCCACGCGCTGCTGCACCGACACCCATCTGAGCCGCTGCAAGTTCTCGCTGCTGCCGCATAATGTCTTGAGCAGCTTGGCTTCTGCGCTCGCGAGTTCTAAGACCACGGGCCTCTTTTGCAAGCCCTACATACTGCCCAAGCTGCGGACCCTCTAGGCCGGACTCTTCGCCTCGTTTAGCGTAACCAGCACCGTACTCTCCATATTGCTTAACGCGCTGCTCGTCTCTTGCTCTCTGAATATCTTGTTTTACTTGCTCTAAGCTCGCTGGGTTAAAAACCATTACATTCTGCCCCTTTGCTGCGCTGCGATAATTGCATCAATCATAGACTGCGGCAGTGCTCTTTGCAGCCTTTCTTGCTGGCGCTGTCTGAGTAATTCCTCAATCACTGCATCTTCTTCGTCAGTCAAAGCGATAGGCTGAATTGGTGTAGCCTCTGGTGCATAAGGCTGAAGTGGCTCGGGTGTGTTTTCTCTCATGATTGCCTGCTCTCGTAATTCGAGCGCCGGGTCATAACCAAGCTCGGCAATCTTCTGCATACGTGCATCTGCCACACGATTAGCCAGAATCTCACGGTCACGTCTTGCAGCCAGTGCATCTTCTACAGCTTGCTCTTGAGGCGTAAGCGCTCTGATTGGAGCACGAATAGGCATACCCTCGTCAGCGGAAGGAACGTTACGCATTGCCGCTTCTTGCAGAGTGCCTTGTATAAAAGACCGCTCGGCCTCTCTTGCATCTGCTTCAGCCTGGTCCCTACGTAGCCCTTCAAAGAATTGACGGTTTGTTCTGGCCCTATGTACTGCCCCTCTTGTGCGCAAGCGCTGAGATTCAAGTGCATCTGCTAAGTTAGCAGCATCTTGCTGCCCCATCTCAGAGCCAGCATACAGTCTCTGAAGTGTTTCTTCGCCAGGATCATAATCAGGATTAGCGTTAAGGAAGTCGACCGCACCTTGGACACCACCTTCTGCTTCAGCAGCCTTCAGCCCCTCAGCTAAAGCATTTTGCTCTGCAAGATAGCTGGCACCCTGTGCCGCCAATGTACTTGCTGCCCCTAGTCCAGCCTGAAACATGCCGCCGATTCTCTGGGTCTCTTTCTGGTAGTCCTGAAGACGCTTTTGAGCTTCACCAGCCGCGACAATGTCACCAAGTCTTTTACGGCGAGCAAACTCTGCTTGCTTCTGCTGTGCTTCACGCGCCTTTGCCTGCTGTGCTGCACCACCAAGAATCTGCTGTGCCATACGACCACGCTGCAATTCATCGACAGTGCCAGTCGCTTGCTGCCTTGCCAGTTCTTCAGCAGCCTGTGCTGCGATAAGTTGAGCTTCTGGTTCCATGATTGCTCCTTACGCCGGTGCGATGGTTTGCGCTGCTGGCAGCTTGAAGGTTCCTGGGCGAGCACCAATCTCAAGAGCTAGACCATTGAGAGTGATCCCTGAGTTGTTGCCCGTAACAGTAAGTCTTACTTGAACAGCCTTACACTTTTGCTGAGACAAATGAATGCGAAGATTATCGGGAGCATCTGGCATCGTTGCAAGGTAATGATTCTCCGTGAAGCCATCGTAATCAAAAGCAAGTGAGATTTGCAGGCTTACATCTCCAGAGTCTTTGTCTGTGTACAGAAGCATAGCCCTGTAAACTCTCTGAGCGCCTTGAATACCATTGATGCTGATTGGCATAAAATCAATCCGCATATTGTATGCGTATGTTGATGTGCTGCCATCATCAAGGTCGGTGTTCGTATCGGTGTAAGAAGTCGTAGACTGCCGTCGAATAGGCGAATGGTCAGACAAGATATAGTGCGTATCATCGCCACTGCCACCAGTGGCACTATAGTTGATTTGATCAACGATATGCTCGCCTAGATCCCATACGCTCCACTGCTTGTAGAAGGTGTTGAAGCAGCAGATTGTTGAACGAGTGCTAGAGTTTGACGGCTGTATCAGAAAGCGAATCTCATTGTTGTGGTCAAACACATCAATGCTCTTCACTATTCCCTTATCAAGAACCGTATCCTCTACAGGGGCACCAACATACTGAATCTGGCCATTTGGTGTCACCAGGTAAATGCCACGATCCGCCATGTAGAACGTGCCAAACGAGTGCGACAAATGAGCAGTGCCTGGTACGGCTCCCTGACCATGACCAAGCAACGTAGGTTGGCTAAATCCGCCTGCACCAATAGCATTAGGGCCATCACCACTTACAGCAAAGACTGAATCCCTGGTAAACAGACACAAGAAGTTTGGGTTAGACTCAATGCCTGTAATCTCTGAAGCATCACCAGGTACATCAATGACAAACTGCGGCACAGGGAAACCAGCAGCAAAGCCCTGCTGGAGAGGCTTAGAGTATCGAACAAATTCAGTGGGAGTCGCTAGGAATACGCGGCCCTTATGCTCGATTGCATCTGTGATTGAACCAGGTTGGTAGTTATCAAGGACACCGCCAGTCGTGTAAATTACAGGCGCTGCATCAAATACGTCTTGAACCTCACCAAAATCAAAGAACGTAAAGTGTCTTTGAGTTTCATCAAGAATCGCTGTCTTGACCTTTTTGAGCAATACTCCATCACCGGACGGAGTGCTTCGGTACATCGTGACTCTAATAGCTCCGCGCTTCAGGCTAATGTCGCAAGCATAGACCCTAGCGCAAATTGCAGTTTTATCGGCAGTAGTATCAACCTGTTGCTGTGGAGTTGTGACTGACTCATGAATATTGTTCAGAGAGTCAATATACTCATAGACGAATGAATAAGTGTAAGTCTTGGACGCCACAAGATTGGACCCAAAATTCGTAGGGATTGGCGCAAGAGAACGAATCTCAGGATACTCGTAAAAGCCATTCTCAACCAAGGTATTGCCATCGTAGGCACACAATACGCCACCGCCAATCAATAGCTGATTGCCAACATCAACAGCGGGCAAAGACCTAGCAGGCAGCGGGTCAAACTCCGTGATACCAACAGAGTAGAATTGGTCGCTCCCTGTTTGGCTGGCAAGAGAACTATCTTCTGAGTCCGTATATGTGTTTCCGTCAGCAGTTAAGACGTTTGACCCAAAGAGAAAGTTAGTCGCGATCTTACCGTATCCGCTCGGAGAGATTCTCTGAACACGCGAAACACCATCAAACATACGAAGGTGGTTTCTGTATGCACTCTCATAATCAGACGAATAATTTAACGATGATGTGCCCGTTGGAGTACACGACAGCAATCTACCCTTTGTATCAATTAAGGAATTAAACGAGTTAAAGCTTCCTGTGTTGCCGTTAGTCCTTGATATATTTACGTAGGTCTTAAGACCAACACCTGTGGCATCTGCTTTCAAACTTGTAGATACGTAGTCTCTAAAGCTATCTGAGATTAAAGATGCGTTTGATGAGATGGCGGCAGATGTTCCAGCAACCCCTCTATTAGACAAAGAAATATATCGCACCTCATGATTCTTTGCGCGAATTAGTTCATTGTCTTCATCGAAAGTAAGTGTAAAGTCGCCTGAGCCAAAAGTATGGCCGAAGAAATCATCAAAGGCTGCTTTGAAGTTTGTCGTATCGGCTGCGGTAAATCCAGAACCCGGCTCTATGACCGTGACATTAACAGGACCAGATCCGCTTATGTCCTCATGCTGAGCATACACCACACAGGCAGAGCCATACTCTGCTTCCATGTTCGCATACTGACTAGGGATAATCTTTATAAGACCTTCTTTTGTCGCCATGTTGTGGTCGGTGACTGTGACTGATTTTATCCCATACAGATTCGTGACTGGCGAAGAAGGGTACTCGAACGAAGCACCACCGCCGCCTTCTTGATTAACCGTACTTGTACCAGTGGTGTATTGGAGTTGTTCACCAACTGTTAAGAATATGTCCGCAGAGTTATCTGCCACATAACTTTGAGTACCGTTAATCAAATACTTATAACGCAGCCCCGTGTCTGTCAGCTCAGATGCCGATGCCGATGCTCCTAAGTTGGCCTGATAGAATCGATAAACAACCTCTAGTTCATCAGCTTTTCCAGAACCATATTTACGAGTAAACGCCACCATTAAGGGGTATTCACCAGCGCCGGTTAGGCTGTCTTCCGGGTCGCTGTATCGCAACGTCACCCCTAAGAAGTTACCCGAACCAAAACCAATGCAATCTGTCTCAATTTGAGTACTTGCGCTGTTTGCTACTGTTTGATTTAGCGCATCCCAGTTTGAAGCAAAGGTTGAAAAGTCAAACTGATAAACAGTAATATCGCCGGTTACGTTGGTGCCTGTGTTATTGTAACCAAAGACATACAGGCTATCGGCGCTAGTATTTACATCAACAGCAATGGACGTGGCTCTTTTGTGGATTTTTACATCCGTAGAGCCAGTATCTCTGAGTGTCGACAATGTTCCGCCTGACGTAAGAGTTGGCGGAACCGTCCCGCTGAAAGAGAACTGACGGGCTTTGATATTTGCAAGACCGCCAATACTAGGCTGAGATGTATAAACCAGGTAAATCTTAGAGGCATCATCTTCAACCATATGAAGCGATGGAAGAGCGCAAACATCCTCATAGAAGTTGCTGCCGACCCTTGTGATGCTGTCTATGACCGTAGGTGCCCTGTAGAAAGATTTGCTCTCTACCTCTTGCACCGCCATCATAATCTCAAACGTAGCGCCAGATGCTGGCAAAGACGGCTCTGTTTGAACCCATGAGAAAATATCGTAATCGATACTACTCATGGTTTTCCGTATCACATTGACACGGCCAACTTTCTTATTCGATGGCGTATAGACTGACCTATTAGAATAAGTGCCATCAAGAAGAAACTCAATCGGCTTCATGTTGCTGGCGCCGACCTTGTTGTAGAGCATCTGGCCATCTGCCATTAAAAGCGAGTCTTTAAATTTATGCAGGCGAGTGCCTTTTTTGGTGTAGGTTGTGGATACAGCGATGCCACCAAAAGGACTGCTTTGATCACCAACAGTGTCAGAGACATTGCGAAAGTTGTCGAAGCCTTTTCGCTTTACCACTTCTCCGGTCTTATTGAAGACAACTTGGTCTGCATCTTCGATTGACCCTGGCTCGGAGTAAGGCAGAGATGACTTCTCATCTGAGCCCTTCAGTATTGGAAACGATAGAATTTGCTTCTTCAGAGCCATCAAAACACCCAAAAGGTTACGGTTACATCAGCAGAGCATCTAACCTTGAATTCTCTAGATAGATTACCACCTGCACCAGATGCATCAAACACTGTAGCGTCAGCATTTAATCTTACGGGAATATAACCTACCATTGGTCTGCCAAGTGAATGACCAACAGTGTTATCCTGACCAGACTTAAGCTTTACGTCTTTGATCAAGACGCCATCAGTTATGTCGCTGTCAGTAACAGAATCTGCGAAACGCTGAATGTCGTTCTGGAGACCGAGCACAGAACCAGGCAAATGAAAACGGCTTGTAAATTTACGCGCCATGTATCACCCCCTAGTAGCGAAGAATAAAGTCGTCTCTGAATCGACCCTTACGAACATCGCGGATAGCGAAAGACCCACTTACATCACGTGGGGTAATTGCTCGAATAATACGACTAGCGAGTTGCTGACGCTCACGCTCAAGAACAGAGATGTCAGACTCTTCTTTCATCAGCATACGGATTGCAGTCGCCACAACCACATACTCTTCATAGCCTGGAATTACATTCTCAATCTCTGTCACCGTAGACGAAAACTGCGTCGCCTGCGGAACGTAATAAAGTGTAATGGTTCCAGACTGGGAGTTGGTGGGAATAAGTTTAATCTTATTCCCCTCAACCTTATACATTGGCTCGGCCAATCTATCTACAACGGCATAGGGCGTATTATAGACGTTGCGGTCAGAGAAGGAGTAAGCCCTGAGCGTCGAAGTGATTCCACCGGATTCATAATCAACGCCCAGAGCCTTGTAAAAGTCGTCTGGCAGGTTAGCGCCCCCGGTCGCAATGGGGGCGCTGTATGTCTGCTCAGAGACGAAATAGTCTTCGTAACTTTTGACCATGTAGTCATGTAACTCGGAGATGCTTGAGTTCAGGTAGTCCTGAATCTCCGCGTCACTTACGAAGGTACTATTCTCCATGTCGGCGCGGCGACGCGCACGAGTTCTTAAATCAGATTCAGTGAACGTCGCCATTGCCCCACTCCTTACATGCGCATGTCTAGGTAGTCATCAAGAGCATCGACGAACGCACTGCCGTCTTCTTCCTTGATGGCCATAGCCATACGCTTGCCCGCATCTTCTTTTGCCTTGCTGTAATCATCATCTGAAGAGCCTTCAGCATCTTTGCCTTTGGCTTTCTCCAGAATCATGACCGCAAGGCCTTTGCCTTTGCCTTTCATAATGACTCCTTACGCTACGCTGCTGTTCTTAAGGAACAATGAGACGTGCATACGGTCATTAGCATCAGCAGTGCCAGTGGTGTCGATGACGATGGTCTTATTGCCATCAACATCTTCAGACTGAACAAATGCGCCGGTAAGACCCTGAACGCCATCAGTAGCACCGAGTGTCACCTGAGCGCACAAAAGGCTGTTGTACTTATCTTCAAGAGTGATTGTGTAATCACCTGAAGACTCACTGACTGAAGCGACACCAAGTGATGGTGTTGCCACAGGCGTTCCGTCAAGGGCACTTACCGTGAAAGCAAGAATCTTAACTTCACGCTCAAGAGCCTGAACGTCTTTGAAATCTCTGTTAGCCATCTTTCACTCTCCTTATGCTAGAGCGACGCGGCTGTTGTATCCCGGTGCGGTGCAAGCAAGGTTTCCGTAGAAGCCAACGCGCACTTCGTATGCGTCGTCACCTGCTTCACGAAGCATTCGGTTTCCGTCAAGATCAAGGATGTGTGGAGCAGCGCCAAGGCTGTTCAATGTCCAAGTATCCATCTGGAGAAGATACGCCACGTCTGGGGTACAGTTCTGGTCAGCAACAATCTTGATTGGGCCTTTTGGTCCGATGATGCTGAGAGCTTGGAAACCAACGTCTGCATCGTCGCTGCTTACTTTGTCGTAAACAACTTTAGAGCCGAGAGCTTTTTCAAGGTTTGAGAACTGAGTGTAGTCCATGAGGCAAACATCAGGTGAACCACCCTCACGAGCAAGACGGCTTGCTGCGCTAACAAGTGCTTCTTCGATTGGCATTGAAGAGCCATCGAAAGGAACACCTGCAAGACGGGTACGGTCAGCAGTTCGGGTCACACCGAAAAGGTCTGCTGGGGTGCCCGCTGGCAGCCATGCTTCAAGGCCAGAGATCTTCAGTCGGTTTTCAGTTGCAGACTTATAGTCGCCCTTTTGGAAAAGAACGCGCCCAGTAGCAAAACCAGTCGAAGTAGCATCAACAGTAATTGATCCCGCGTCACGATCAACAGCAGTAATCTTCATATCACCACTGTCCAAAGCTGACGATGTATCTGCCGCTGAGTTAAGGATCATACCAACTTCAAAGTTAGTAATTTCCTCAGCGCTGTCGAGATCAAAAGTCAAACCGGAAGTATAGGTTGCTACAGTACCAATCTTACCGCTTCCGTCTCCGTACATGCCGATTGCGATTGATCGACTAAGTGACTGAATCGCGCCGTCAATCTCAAGAGTTGCATACTTAAGGAATGCATCTGCACGGCCTTCAGTAGCCTTGATGGTTTCGCCTGAGATACTTGCGAAGGAGTAATCCTTCACACGAGTAAGAACGAAGCGAGCGAGGCTGGTCGCGGTGTTAAGATCTTGACCGTCTGCGAAGGTCGCTGATCGTCGGTTAGCAATTCCGTACTGGGTTGGAATCGGCATATTCTCACCGCCGAATTGCTCGTACTTGCTTACGAGGGCGAGAAAAGGGTTGTCTTTGTAAACCATGTTTTTGACGGTAAGGTCTTTATAGTGCTCCTTAAGCGCCTCTGAAACATTGGATAAATCGAGAATTGGTGATGGTGGCATAGCTTAATCTCCTACTTAAACAGAGTTGACCCGTACTTATTAACAAGCAAATCGATAGACTGCTGCCTACTAAGCTTCTTGGGCTTATCCCCTGGTGCCCTTTGCACCTGGGTGTTTGTTAATGTTTTCGGTGGCGTTTTCTCAGAAGCCTTAGCTTCCTCTTCTGCTTGCCCCGCCTCGGGCTCTGTTTTCGCTGGAGCAAAGCGCTCTTTGAGTCGCTGCTCTAGTTTCGGTACTGCGAGATACTTTTCTGCTTCAGCCTCGTAGTAGTCCTCAACCATTTTAGCCGCATCGTCGTAGCTCATCACTTCCTGCGTGCTGTTGTAATGTTCCTGCATTACTTCAGCGACGACGTGGTAAGCATTGTTAGCCTTAACGAAGTCGAACTCACTTGTATTCTCCACGAAACTTTTGATCTCGTCAACAAATGTCGAATATGTGTCCTGATACTTCTTCGCCTCTTCCTGCTTAACAAGCTCCGCTCGCTCCGCTTTCATGGCGTTAATCTCATCACGAAGACGCTTCATCTCCCCGGCCATCTTCTGCTCGGGGGTAATCTCGCCATCTTGTAGGACTTGTCGGCTAAGGGCTTCATAATCTAACCCTAGCTTCTGCATAACCTCGTAAGGGTTCTCACGTGCAAGTTTTTGTAGGTCATCGTAGGTAGAGACCGTATTCTTGCGTGCATCAAGCTCTTGCTGAACACGCTTCATCTCGTCGCGCTCTTGGCGTAACTTCTTCTGCTCGCGAGCTAGTTGGGCAAATCGCCTGCTGAATGGATCGGGCGCTGGTTCCGGGGGAGTTCCTGCATCGCTGCTCTCCACTCCATCGTTATTATCATCCGCTCCAGCTGTTTCATGTGAAACACCGTCTCCTCCAGAGGCTCCTCCATCAGCTCCTCCAGGAGATTCTCCCATATCAGGAACTGGTTGAACCTCTGCTTCTGCAACTGCACCTTCCTCAGTCATACTCTCTCCTTAGACTGGCACACCTTCCATCGCGGCACCAGTCACTTGTGGGGCTGGCAATTCTGCTTCTGCCAGCGCATCAATGGCATCCTTCGGCGGGGTCGCCGTAGGCGTTAGTTCGGTAGGTAGCGGACCACCGGCGGCTGGGGTTTGACCTCCTGGCATGGCAGCGACAGGTGGTGCCGGTGGCTGGAGTAACTTAAAGCACTCCTGCATATAACGTCTCATGAGGTCTAAACGGTCTTCAGGGGCACCGTTAATCTTGGCCTCGATATATGCCCGCTGAAAGTACTGTAGGTGAAGTTGAAGATTGGAGAAAGGCTCTGGTGGATGGTACTTGCCCTTTTCCAGAATCTCTTCGACGAGCATTTCCGCTTCTTCCATTGGTGCTGTCGCCAACTTGTTGAACTGCTCAATGTCAGGGAAATCTAGAAGACTGCGAGTCTCCGTCTTATCAATCAAGCCTGCCTGCGCCATCTCGATGACGGTCTGCAAACGTGCGGCTGGAGTGGTCGGAAGAAGACTCGCTGGGTATACCTTCATTCGGTACTGGTCTTCACGCAGGTTAATATCAGACCATTTGATTTTCTCAATGTCCTTGTCGCCGTATGAAATAACCTCGTAAGTCTTACCTTCCTCAGATGCGTCTTTGGCGAGATCAATCATCTGACGCGCAACCTCTAGGAATGCCGACTCATACGCCTGGCCAACAATCACAAAACGCTCGGTCTCAATGTCGCTGTACTCACGCAGAGCAACGCCAGACTCTAGACCCGCAGGCTTGAGGCTTGTCGCAGACAACTGACTGATACCTGAGATCTCATACGCTCGGTTATAGAGTCGGTCGAGGTGACTAAACACTTCGCCTGCTACGGTTTGCGGCACGAAGAAACGCGGTGGCTGACCTTCGTATTCGATGATGCCCCACGTCTGGTTGTTAATCTGCTCTTTGGCTACCTGTGACCCGCGCTCCAAGAATACCTTTGGTGTCGCAAGGTTCATCTGCTCCTGAATATTGAGAAGAAGCTGGTTAATCTCCGCCTGAATGCCGCGAAGCTGTTCCGCCAGACCTTGGCCATAATAACCAAGCATACGACGCGACCAACGAAGCGTAACAAACGGGAAGTAGCTCTTCGTATACTTCTCATCAAAGAGAGTTGCTCCATCAATACATATAACATGACGCCCATCATCTGCACCCTTGGCCGACGGGATATGCCAAGCCTCGATGACTTCAATCATATCGCCAGTGTTGTAGCTTCGGTCTTCTGGGTCGCATGGATTCGCTGCTGCAATCTCTTTGCGATGGTCTGGATAAAGGCCTGCAACAACTTCACGCGGCATAACCTTGCGCTGGAACATAGAGCGAGGATCACCATACCGGGCCTCGTACTCATCAACGATAAGTTCGCTTGGGAAGATGCGCTCAACCTTGACTTCATCATCTTCTATGAACACCTTAAGAACGCCGGTGCCGAAGACGCAGCTATCGAGAAACACTCGCTGCATCACATTGTAAAGATCGACCTGGTAAAACATCCCATCGACAAACTTAGTCAGAAGCTTTGCTTTCTTCTGCATAGAGTAGTCGCCGCCACTAGTCAGGAATATTGGGCGTGGTCTCGTTTTGCCAATCTTAGCGGTCACCGTATTGCAGCAAGATGCAATGACATTGAAGGTAACGCGCTCATCATCGAAAAGTGCCCCAGTTCGGTATCCTATGGGGTTTAGAGCGTTATTGTAGTAGTTCTCAAAAAGAGACAAATGCAAAACATCGTGGTCGGCACGTGACTCAATTCGATCCTCAAGATCTTTGAGCAAGGAATAAATTAGGTTTTGAGGGTTGTCCTCTTCTGAGTCCCACCAAAACTTTTGATCCATGTATGCGCTTGCACCCCTCATTGTAGCCTCTCAATCGCTGTACCCGCAGCCCACCATCTATCTGATTCATTGCGGTTTAAGTTCTTCGCTGTACTTTCCCAGTGCTGCTCTTCAATCATCTCCCAATATTCAGGAGTTCCGTATTTCGGAGCCTCTACCGGTGCCTCATATCTATAGTGCCTACACTCTCGCCAGGCGTAAAGCGCAGCATCGGAGAGGTGGTTCTCGAAACGTCCGTCTTCTTTACGGTGGTCTTCATCCCACTGGAGACTCTGCCACTCGTCTAAAATGTCAGACCCCTGCATTACCTTGATGGTGCCCTCGGCTAAGTCCGAGTTCATCATCTCGATGTAGCTCATCTTTTTCGACTTTTCCGCCGGGTAAATAGGGAGCCCGTAGCGAATCTTAAACTCTTCAACAATAGACTTACCCAGTCCGCCGGTGTCAGCGACGATTCTGGTGAAGTCGTATTCGTCGGCAAGATCACTGATTCGCTCTGCAATGTCGGCTGGCAACATCTTGGACTGTTTGTGGCAGTCGACGATGAAGACATGCGGTAGGTCTCGACTATAAGCCATAACGACGAAGGCAGTCGCATCGTGGTATCCAAGGTCGACGCCAAGGATGTACTCGAAATCAAAGTCGTCGGGGAGGCCGTCAAC